GTAACCCCCTGGCGAGAAGTTGGACCGCCTGATTCATCTACTTAATCTTGATATAAAATCCGTGACGTTCCATCACGAATCTCGAGAACGTTGTACCCGACGCCGTATAGATACCCTCCTGTGACTACGTTCGACAATGGAAAACTGGGCGGTGTAACAATCTCAAACTTGTCCAGTCTCGAAAAGTTGAGCGTGCCTGTAGGCTGGACCATTGCGGTATCGAGACAAAACGGAATCACCATGACGTTTGACGAAAACAATTGGTACCCGTTTTTCGTGTGGTAGTACATGTACATGTCAGACCAATGGATCAGGTGTCGGTAGTCACCAATGTCAACTGCGTTGATTCTAAGCTTCAGTTGACAATCCATTTCCTAAATATGATTGAGATTTAGTTTGAATACAGTAATCCACCTAAACCATCTTTTATGCACAGGATGTTGTAATTCACGGCGTATATGTACGGTGCCGTTGTCGCCAACGGGTCGTTTTGAGTTTTCGCCACCGTCTGTATCGTTATGTTTGTCGGTGTCACGAGACGGTACGTGTCGATGCGTGAAAAGTTGAGTGTACCCGTCGGCTGAAGCTTTGCCGTGTCGAGACAAAACGGAATGACAGCCACGTTTGCAGTAAATGTCGTCGGAACGTATCCATACGACGTGTGATAATACTGCGTCGTGTCGACCCACTGAGACATGGGACGGAAATCGCCAATGTCAACACCGTTCACCTGAGTCTTCATCTGTAGCGTGAGAGCGGCTGTAGGACTCGCCGTGTACACAGCCGCGTAATTATTTGATTGGAACGCCAGGTATTTCACCGGGTGTACGAATGTGAGTTCCATCACGGATTTGCCTTGGGCGAATTGGCGCTGCACCTGCGTGATTAGTATGTCGTGCTGGGGTTTGGCGATAAAGTACTCGCGTTCAGCCTGGTCCAGGTAGACGAAATTGGACCATACGACGTACTGGAGACCAGAATACTTTGTCGTGGTGTTGTTCGGGATGACGCCAGAACCACATACCGTACCCAGATTGGCAGACCACGTGATTCGAAATTCTATATCATGGTACTGGAGCGCCACGATGGGTAAAGCGGATTGCCAGTCTTTACAAAAGAAAAATTTAAATGGATAAAATGAGTTGGCGTTGAAACCGGGCTGGATACCAGACTGCAACGGCAAAAGACGTTGGTTCATGCTTACGGCACCGGTGACTGGTTCGATACGGGTTGAAAAGAATGAATCCTGTATGTCGATAACCTGGCCACCGATGAGTAGTTCAACCTTGTCGATGATGTTGGACGTCCAGTCGATGTTGGGTACCAGGGCGCCGGTTGGGTCAATGGCTGTCATGTACGTGTAAGACAACAGGTCACCCTTTTTTTCAATTCGAATCGTCGACATTCCACCAGCAACCAGCTGCCCCTGAATCAATTGACGTTCGACGTTGTTAGCAAAGTGGGTATATCTCTTGTATCCAGAACGAAAGAATGTAACTTCTGGTCGACTTGTCAAGTAAACATCTTGAGCACCAGTCGCGACGAGTTGTATAAGTCCGCCGCTCATTAATCTATACTTGAAAAAAATGTAGAGCATAAGTAATGCCGAGCAGCGTGCTTCAGCCCGGCCTCCTCATGGTTGAGGAGGGTATGTACTTTGGTCCCAAGAACACGAACTATGAGGTGATGGTCATGACGGATGACGCTCTGCGTTCCCAGATGACGTCCCGCAACAACAAGTACTACGCCGACAAGCCGTATGATTTCCCAGAACTGTACATTGACAAGCCAGTGAACAAGTTCATGACATGGGACCCGACGAGCACGTACGCCGTGTACCAGTCGATGTCCTACGCCAAGCGTTACCCCACGGACAAGCAGTAGAGTCCACGAGGAACACCGAGTCCCCGTGTCCTTGGATAAAAAATAGCAACTAACTAATAGATGGACCCCTTCAGCCTTGCCGCCGTTGTCGGACTGGTTTTTGCCGGAAAGAAACTCAGCGATGACAAGGAAGATCAGGAGCAGAAGGCTGTAATGCCTTCGATGCCAGACCAGGTTTCAAAGTTTGACCTTATTCAGTACAAGTTTGCTCAGCAGGACCCACCCCTCGATCCACTGAACCTGGAGCCAAACACAGGTCGTGGGTTTTCAGGTGGGTTTCGTCTTCCACCAAAGGAGATTGTCCCAAGCTTCGCGGACGTTACGCCAAACGGTTCTCGTTTCCCGTTCGGTCAGCCCGTGTATCAGACGGACGGAAGCCGTGAGCCGGTGACGAACAAGATGAACAATGTAACACCTGCAGACAAGAAATACGTCGGGCGCGGTCTCGGTCTGTCACCAGACACACCAGCATCCGGTGGTTTCCAGCAGTTTTTTCGCATTCTGCCCAACAACATGAACGAGGAGCGTCTGACGACTCTGTCCGGTACATGGGGCGGTCCAGCCAATCCCGTCATCAAGAATGGTGGGACGACTCTGGGTGCCATTTCTCACCCAGCCAAGCTGTCCAAGACGACATCGAACTACCTGCCTATGCAGACGCGTGGTCAAGGTCAGGGTGGTGCCATCACGGCACCAGAGGGTCGTCCGGATTTCCAGAAGACGCGTCGGACGACGAACCGCCAGGAGACGGGACTTCGCAAGGATGGTCTCGAATTGGGTCCAGGACAGTACATGGTTGCCGAGGCGTACGGTTCCGCATACAGCGACCCGATGCGTTGGTCGAAGAATCGTGTCAACCCCGATCGTGCCGCCAACGGCGCGCGTATGAACGTGCGCGCCGACCCCGTGGGTGCCGTGGGTGCCAACACAAACACGCGTCTCGAGGCGGGCGCACTCCCGGTTCGCCCAGCCGATGCAAGCCGCGGGTCTCGCTACATTCCCAACCAGTACGACCGTTTCAACGTGTTCAAGGGTCAGAAGGATTTCCGCTCAACAGCAAACAATCAGGGGTTGGGTTTGGCGACGAACGTGCTCAAGAGCAACCCGTTTGCACACTCGTTCAGTGCCAAGGCTGAGACTGGAACCCCGCTCGTTCAGCCTGTAAATTAAGTTTGGTAAGACTAAAGATGCAAATCTGGAAGTGGCTTCTTCTTATCGGACTCTTGTTCCTGATTACATATGAACCGTCACGGGGTGGGGGAAAGCTGATGAATTTTTTTACGAACGACTCAGTAGGAGGGAATGGATTCCCCGAAAGACCAGCCATGTCGGGAGAGGCACAAAAGTATAGCGATTCCGGTGACGACGATCAATAATAAGCAGTACATGCTTATTGTGCACGATCGCCGGTACCAGGAGTGGACGTTCGTCACCGGCGGGTGTAGACGACGCGAGGTTATCAATCCCTTACGGTGTGCCGTTCGGGAACTCGAGGAGGAGACTCGGGGTACTATTAATTTGAAACGAGGCGCCTATTCGTATTTTCAGTTTGCAACCAAGTACAAAGGTCCAGGTGATTCAGAGGCGGACATCGAAGATGATGTCACCAGCATTTACCACGTCTACGTAATCGATTTGCCAATGACGGCTCTTGAACATACGTACATCGTTCGGCGATTCAACGAGGAGAAATCCAAGATGGAGAATCGCCAAACGTATTTTCGTAAAAACTATGACGAAAATGACAGGGTGGAATTCGATACTCTCGAGGGAATTACAGCCCGTGACAATCTATGGGACATGATACGAACCCATGTCATCACAAACCCAGATTTTCACACAGCTCTTTCTTCGCCCCATCGTACAAACTTTTATTTCCGGAGTTAGAAAAGCTCGTTTCCATCGCAGATGGAAACATTGCCAGTCGTGACCAGTGACCTTGAGCGTCAAAATACACGTGTGAAAATATTGATACACATCAGAACATGACAAAGTCAAAGCGTATGTTTGCCGAGATGCTCGTCCAGGCGCGAGGACACGGTGACGCCGACGAGATGGCAAAGACAATGTCTCTCGTCGATATCATCTATGAAATCAAAAAGGAGGAGTTGAAGAAGGCGGAGCCCGTTGTGGAGCCGGTGAAGGAGTCCCCGCCTCCGGTTGTTGAGGAGAAGAAGACGGAGCCGGAGCCCGTTGAGGAGCCGGAACCCATCGTGATCATGAAAATCAAAGACTTTTGGAGCCGCTTGACGCACGACTCGGATACAGACTAAAAATAGTCCGCTGACGCTACCAAGACGCCGTAGCGTTCGACGGACAATGGAGTGCTTCGCACTCCCCCAATTGGACTAAAAGAATGAATGGTATATCGTAGTATGGAGAAATGGCTCACAGACAAGGGCCCGGGGACACACGTCCTCATGGATGGTGGAATCCTTCAAGTTCCGTTTGAACAACTTGACGAATTTTACGTCGAGTGCGTACACGCAGTACGCCTCGGCAAAAAACTGTACGTGGTGGAGCAAAAGACGGACGTGTTCAAGTTTTTCGTCGATCTCGATTACAAAGGCCCAGAGGCACTTCCAGATGACGTCATACTCAATCTTGTCGAGGTGATGCACTCCGTGGTCCAAAAGGGTCGGTGTCTCATCGCACGTGCTGAACCTCGTGACGTGGACAATCAAGTGAAGTCGGGTGTTCACATTCATTGGCCGGACGTTTTCGTAACAAAGTCTGAAGCGCTCGCTCTGCGAACTCGGATCCTCCTCGAACTTCCCGATGACCCAGAATGGAGTCAGCGTATCGACGCGAGCGTCTACGGCGGCTCGGGACTCCGAATGCTCTGGTCACACAAGCGGGACCGCGGATCTGTTGATTCAGGTCCGTATACACCATGGCGTGACCTCGACGGGAACGTTTTTGACCCAGTCCCTTCAACAGAGACGCTCAAGCTTTTTGCAGTTCGAACAAATGAGGTTTCAAAAGAGTCGGTGAATGTCGAAATCACGTGCGCACCACTGGAACGTTTCATACGCAAGTACCTCAAGGGCCAGGAACTCGCAAACGTTCGGCGTGTCATCAGAAAGGGGAAGGATAAAATCATCGTCCAGACGGATTCCAAGTACTGCGAGCGAATCCAGGGT